ATCTTTACCTACTGGTAAAAGATATGGTTATGATAAAATGGTAGGTGCAAATGGCGTTAATATGTCAACCGTTCCAACAACTGATTCAAGTAAATTATACATTCCATTAGAATTTTGGTTCTGTCGCAATGTTGGATTAGCATTACCTTTAATTGCTCTTCAATATCATGAAGTTAAATTCAAAATTGATTTTGCTGAAAAAGATGAAGTTGCTGTTAATTATAAAGCTGCCGACGCTGTTGCTTCTCCACCAGTAGCACATGAACCAACTGGTAATTCTGTAGCAATTGGTGATATTACAAGACTTGATATCTGGGTTGATTATATTTATTTAGATACTGATGAACGTAGAAAATTCGCTCAATTATCTCATGAATATTTAATTGAACAATTACAATATACCGGCGAAGAATCATACAGTACTCAAGTTAGATTAAATTTCAATCATCCTTGCAAAGAATTAGTATGGGTTTCTAAATGGTCTGGTGGTAAAGAAAAAACTACCAAAAATCCCGTAGTACAATGGAACAATTATTCTGCTACGAATGAGGCAACTGAAGATGGTGTCAACCCTGTTACTACAGCACACATTAGACTCAATGGTAATGATCGTATTGCTCCACGTGATGGTACTTATTTTGATAAAATTCAACCATATCAACATCATACTAATGTACCTAAAAATGGCGGTATCAATGTATATTCTTTCGCTATCAAACCAGAAGAACATCAACCATCGGGTACCCTCAATATGTCTCGTATAGATAGCGCTGTATTAGCATTAAAAATAGATGATGCAGACAAGAAACAAGGTAATTTACAAATATATGCTGTTAATTACAATGTTTTACGTATTTTATCTGGTATGGGTGGTCTTGCATATTCTAATTAAGTTTTGTGTCTTATTTTTTTTTTCTAATTATATAGTATAAAAGAGAGTATAAAAAATGGGCGGTGGTCTTCTTCAACTTGTAGCTTACGGTGCACAAGATGTGTATTTAACAGGTAATCCTCAAATTACCTTTTTCAAAGTAGTATATCGCAGACATACTAACTTTGCTTTAGAATCTATCCAACAAACTTTTAATGGTTCTGTTGGCTGGGGCAATCGTGTAACTGCTACCATTTCTAGAAATGGTGATTTAATCAGCCGTGCTTATTTAGAAATGTCAACTAGTGGTTCTACTGGATTAGCGCCAATGGTTGGTTTACGCGCTATCAAATATGTTGAATTAGAAATCGGCGGTCAAAAAATAGACAAACATTATGGCGAATGGATGTATATCTGGAATGAATTAAGTATGCCTGTTGGCAAAAAACAAGCTTATTACAATATGGTTGGTGGACCAGGTGGCACTTCTGCTGCAGTAGGTACTATGTATGTTCCTCTTGAATTTTGGTTCTGTCGCAATGTTGGTTTAGCATTACCTTTAATTGGTTTACAATATCATGAAGTTAAAGTAAATATTCAATTTGCGGATACAAGCGAAGCAGGTTCTACAGCCGGCTCATTATCTGCTTCCTTATGGGTTGACTATGTTTATTTAGATACTGATGAACGTAGAAAATTTGCTCAATCTTCTCATGAATATTTAATCGAACAATTACAATTTACTGGAAAAGAACAAGCAAATAGAAAACTTAAATTAAACTTTAATCATCCAGTTAAAGAATTAGTATGGGTTGCCGAAGGTGCTTCTAGAGACGCAAATAACTGGTTTAATTATACCAGTGATAAAGATGTAGTTTCTGCTTCGACTGATAAAAAATATTCAACTCTTGCCAATCTTGTTGGTCCAGCTGGTGCTCCAGTCAATTTAATTAGTAAAGCCAAACTAACACTTAATGGCAACGATCGCTTTGCTGCTCGCGATGGTATGTATTTCTCAATGGTACAACCATTCCAACATCACGAAAATGTACCAAATAACGTTGGTATCAATGTTTATTCTTTTGCATTAAAACCTGAAGAACATCAACCATCTGGCACTCTAAACATGTCTCGTATTGATTCTGCAACATTAGATTTAGAATATGATACATCTGGTGATGCGGCTGATATGGTATCTGTATATGCTGTAAATTACAACGTATTACGTATATTATCTGGTATGGGTGGTATTGCGTATTCCAACTAGATAAGTTATTACTTATTTTTTTTCTTAAATAATATAATAGAAAGAACAAAAATAAAATGGGTGGTGGTCTTCTTCAACTCGTCGCTTATGGTGCTCAAGATGTATATTTAACAGGTAATCCTCAAATTACCTTTTTTAAAGTAGTATATCGTAGACATACTAACTTTGCTTTAGAATCTATTCAACAAACTTTCAATGGTTCTGTAGCTTACGGACAACGTGTTACAAGCACTATTTCTAGAAATGGTGATTTAATCAGTCGTGCATATTTAGTTGTTAATACAACCGAAGCCTTATGTTGTCCTTATTTCGGTTTACGTTTAGTAAAATATGCAGAAGTTGAAATTGGAGGACAAAAAATAGATAAACATTATGCTGAATGGATGTACATCTGGAATGAATTATCATTACCTGTTGGTAAAAAAGATGCTTATTTCAGTATGGTTGGTGGTGCTGGTGGTGCTTTAGCTGGTAATTTATATGTTCCTCTTGAATTTTGGTTCTGCCGCAATGTAGGTTTAGCATTACCTTTAATTGGTTTACAATATCATGAAGTTAAAATTAATATTCAATTTGCTACTGAGTCAGAATGTCTTAAAAATGGCGAGTCCTCGCCCACTGCCAACGCAACATTAAATGCATCATTATGGGTTGATTATGTTTATTTAGATACTGATGAACGTAGAAAATTCGCTCAATCTTCTCATGAATATTTAATTGAACAATTACAATTTACCGGCAAAGAAGCTGCAGGTAATAAAATTAAATTAAATTTCAACCATCCTGTTAAGGAATTGGTATGGACGGTGCAAACTGATAATCCAAATAATGATAATTGGTTTAACTTTACTAGCACTGCAAATGCTGTTACACAGGGTGGAACTGCGAACTCTTATGATCTAGTAAGTGGACTAATAGGTCCAAAATCTGGTAAAACTAATCCTGTTAAAGAAGGTAAATTAACATTAAATGGCAATGACCGTTTTGCTTCTCGTGATGGTAAATATTTCAATTTAGTACAACCATTCCAACATCACGAAAATGTACCAAATAATGTTGGTATTAATGTATATTCTTTTGCATTAAAACCTGAAGAACATCAACCATCCGGAACTCTTAATATGTCTCGTATTGATTCTGCAACATTATCATTAGATTATGTTTCTGGTGCGGGGGGGTCAGGTAAGTCAGTTTCTATATATGCTGTAAATTACAACGTATTACGTATATTATCGGGTATGGGCGGTATTGCTTATAGTAATTAAGTTTAATTATTATATTTTTTTTTCTCCTATTATAGTATAAAAGTGAATTAAAAACAAATGGGTGGTGGTCTTCTTCAACTCGTAGCATATGGTGCACAAGATGTATATTTAACAGGTAATCCACAAATTACTTTTTTTAAAGTAGTTTATCGCCGTCACACTAATTTTGCGATGGAAGCAATCGAACAAAGTTTTAACGGTAATCCAAGTATAGGATCTCGTGTTAGCGTATTGGTAACACGCAATGGTGATTTAATCAATAGAATATATTTCAAAGCTACTTTAAAAAATAAATCAACAGATAAGAAACTTGCTTTGGTTCCATATTATGGTTTAAGATTACTTAAAAATATTGAATTAGAAATTGGTGGACAACGTATTGATAAACATTATTCTGAATGGTTATATATTTGGAATGAATTAAGTATGCCCGTTGGTAAAAAAACTGGTTATGATGTTATGGTCGGTGGCAATAAAAGAAATACATCTGTTTTACTTGCAGAAGAAGCCGAAGTAGAAGTATATGTACCTTTAGAATTTTGGTTCTGTCGCAATGTTGGTTTAGCTTTACCATTAATTGCTTTACAATATCATGAAGTTAAAATTAATATTGAATATGCTAATGCTAATGAATTAGTAGATCAAAATGATGGTAACTTTTCATATGGTGGTGCGGGGGAAAATGAGAAAGAATCTAATGATAATAATAATGCTGCCAATAAAGGTGGAACATTATCAATGGAAACTTCTCAATTATGGGTAGATTATATCTTTTTAGATACTGATGAACGTAGAAGATTTGCACAATTATCTCATGAATATTTAATAGAACAGTTGCAATTTACTGGTGCTGACAAAATTACTGAATCATTAGGAGATGCACTTAAGAGTGTGAGAATGAATTTCAATCACCCTGTTAAAGAATTAATATGGACTATTAAACCCGATTCTAAAACCGGCACTTCCTCGTCACCATCTGGTATTGGTGAAGTTGATACCAAAGAAAGTAAACCATATTGGAATAATTTCTCAAGTGATGCATTTAATAATTATAATCACGTTCTCGCAGATGGCGTTAGTGATGAACAAGCAACAGCGGGTACTGCTGATGTATCTGTTTTACCAAGCAATCCTGTTAGAAGAGCGAAATTACAACTTAATGGAAATGATCGCTTTGCTGAAAGAGATGGCGCATATTTCTCAATTGTACAACCATATCAACATCATGAAAATACTCCAAATCATCATAGATTAGGTATTAATGTATATTCATTTGCATTAAAACCCGAAGAACATCAACCATCAGGCACTCTTAATATGTCCCGTATTGATAGTGCTCATTTACAAGTAGCAAGCAAGGTAACTGGTTTAATAAGTGTTTATGCTGTTAACTATAATGTATTACGTATATTATCTGGTATGGGTGGTCTTGCCTATTCCAATTAATTAAAAATTTTTTTTTATATAAATATAAAATTATATATTATAATTAAAATATGTTTAAATATATAAAAATAATTTTATTAATTTTATATATTAGTAATTTTAAATGTGCTAAATCTTTTATTAAACCTTATATATTTAATAATAAAAATTTAAGATCAAATATAAATATTTTAGCACTTAAAACATATAATAATTCATCTAATAAACCAAATTTAAAATTGCAAAAATATCATGATACAGCAAATTATTTAAATACATTGAATAAAAATATAACAAAAAATATAACAAATATATATAATAATATTTCTAGTGGTAAAAAATATACAGATGAATATTTAAATGAATTAAATCATAAATATAAATTAAAAATAGATAATCATAAAATATCAAATAGAAATATAATAGGTAAAATAAATATTCACGATCTAATAATGTTTAATAATTTTATAGATGCAATATATTATAATTCATTAAATTATAAATCAGATGATAATATTATAATTGAATTTAAAAATAATACAAGAAAGGTTTTTTATTATGATAATATTGATTTGAATATTACAAAAATAATAGATATTAATCAAAATATAGATTTAATAGATATTAATAATTATCCATATTATATGTTAAATACACCCTTTGCTTTTTTAATATGTGAACAAAAATAAAAAATAATAATAGAGGTAATAAATTATAATGCTTATTTCAATTAATACTTATAATTTTAAAATATTAGTATTTTTAATATTTATGATAATTATTTGTTTAATATTATTATTTATTATAAATAATGATAATCAGACAGAAACATTTGAAAATATAATTAATATAAGAGATGAAAATAATAAAAATGCCAGGAGTAAATTAGGACTAAATTCAGATAATGAAAATATAAATAAAGGAGAGAAGGGTGATAAAGGCGATAAGGGCGAACAGGGTAATAAAGGAGATAAGGGTGATAAAGGCGATAAGGGAGAATATGGAAAAATTGGAAAAAGAGGTAAAAATGCTTTACCTTTTCCACCAATAAAATTTATTGATAAAGAAAGTGGAGAATTATTAAGTAAATTTCCCGAAGAAAACTATCCTTCTATAGAACAACAAGCAAAAGATGGTATACAAGAAATAGTAATACAAATTCCACGTGGCAAAGAAGGTAGTAAAGGAGAAACGGGTAAAACAGGTCAAAGAGGAGCGAGAGGTTTAGAAGGTAATAGTAGTTTGTGTGTAGGCAAAGGTGATTCTGGAAAACAAGGTGAAAGAGGTCCACAGGGAGCTATAGGAGAAGAAGGTCCACAAGGACCTGTTGGGTCACCTGGTCCTGCGGGCGCAGTAGCACAAACCGGGTTACCTGGAATTCCGGGTATGAAAGGCGCACCAGCACCACTAGTAACACCACCAAAAGATGGCGAAAGAGGTCCACAAGGTCAACAAGGTCAACAAGGACCACAAGGTCCACAAGGACCAGCGGGACCATTAGATATTAGAAGTATTCCAAGAGATAAAAGAAAAGAACATAGGAATCATTTTTGGGGTTATTTACCTTTTATTAAAATACAAGATGTGACAGCACCTGAAAGAGGAGGCAGTAGAGATGTATGGGTTCATACATGGGCTAATAATGCTTTATTATATTGTACATGGAATAATTGGGGAGGTAAAAATGAACCAAATCATCCATGGGCAAAACCTGCAATATTTTTAAAAAAAGGTAATACTTTTAAAAGATTGGGCCAACATCCTAGTCCATTTCATGGATGGGACTTTGCAGAAACAAGAGATGGAGGTAGTGTTAAATTTTGGATACATTGGGTACCAACAGGAACTAAAGGAACTGTTGTAGGTTTA